GTTTTTGAATTTACAATTTGTTCACTATATTTTTTAAGATGGTAAAATTTATGCAGATTTTTACTTGAAAAGTTTGGTGGAAACGGAGAAATAATTTTGTTTTGCGGGTTGGCTTATGATTGGATTATACAACCAAACGTTGTAACACGCTAGTACAAAAGGTTGGACATCAATAATGATAGCGGCGTTTCAAATCATATTCGCCGTTGGGGGTGAGGCCGTTGGGGGCGGACCAATCGCAGGCATCCTCTTCGTTTTCGGCAGAGGGGTGGATGATGGGCCAAGTGACGACATAGCACGGGGCGGTGAAATCCTTGGCGATTTCATTGGGACAGATGGCTGTGGCAACGTACTGGGCGATACCGTGGTAACAATCATAGGAGCAGTAGGCTTGTTCCAGAAGGATGAGGAGCTTACCATCGTAAGAGCAGGCACCGTTGAGTTCCAGGCGGGAAAGTTCGGACTGGAGGTTGAAGGGGCGGCGGGTTTTGGTTTTCATTTTGGTACTTCCTTTCAGCGGAGCTTAGAGATAGTGGGCGGGAAACGCCTGGCCGACTTCTTTATAGGTGGTGAAGATGGGGCCGTGGTGGCAGATAAAATCATGCAGGCCGGCACGCAGGGCACTGAAGATTGCGTCTTCGTTGTAATAAGCGGACGCTTTGTTATAATCGCGCTGCCAGGTGATAAAGTATTCTCGGATTGCTTTGGATTCCCAATCATTTTGGAGGAAGGCGGGAACCTTGCCGGAATCATACTGCTGCCAGGCTTTGGCAAAACGGATATCGCCATAGATGCGGGATGCCATGTTATAGGCGATTTTCTGCTCTGCGGTGCAGACGGACTTATCCACGCCACGGATTTTGTGGTATTGCAGTTTCATTGCGGGACTCCTTTCCATCAGAGAATAATCTGGGTGCCTTCATCCAGGGCCTTGCGGAGGGTATCGGCGGTTGCCTTGAGGTCGGCAGAGCTTTCATTGGGGAGCGGAGAATTGACGGCGCAGCGGGCAAAGGTTTCAAACTGGCTGCGGGTGATGGTGCCGGATTCGGCCAGCTTGGCGAATTCAGCGAGGGAATCGGCGGTGGGTTTGGGCTGATGAAGGGCGAGGGCATCCAGCATTTCCGGCTTGACTTCCGTATAGCCAACGGTTTCAACATGCTCATCCGGGAAGGCCGTTACGATAACCGTACAGTTGGGAATGGTGTGAGAAACGATACGGGAAGCGGAGAGATCTGTGACGGTTTCCATAACGGTGAAGTAGCGGTCGCCGGCTGCGGTTTCATAATAGACGCGGAACGGGGTTGTTTCGGGGTCAGAGAGGTCATCGACAGGCTTAACGCGCAGGTCTACATAGTGCGCGGGGTTCTTTTCGATTGCGGTGCGGCACTGGTCAAGGATGTTCACTGCGGCGTTGGAAAAGCAGTTGAGGCTTTCGACCGACTGGGATTCACCTTTCAGCCAGGCGTGGGCACTCTGGCGGGCTTGACAGGCGGCGGGACGGGTATTGAAATAGCCGATGGTGGTGGGCAGGTGAAGGGAATCGGTGAGGATGAGGGCATAAAGAGAATTCAACATTTTGGGTACTTCCTTTCATTTCATGCTGTTTTTTGGCGGGGGATTCAATCGGCATCAATGGCCAGAGCGTATTCATCCGACTGGCCAAAGACGGTGAGGGTGACGGTTGCAGGGCTGGACGGGTCATAATCAATTTGGATGTTGGTCATAACCAGGCGGCAGGTGGCGGCGAAAGTTAAGAGGATAAGGCCGAGGGAGAGGAGGAGGGCGGAGAAAATGCGGCGAGGTTTCATTTGGGGGACTTCCTTTCATTGGCAAAGCCGATTCAATTTATCTGTAACGCCAAAGATAGCGCGGCAGGTATGAAAAACGCCCTTGACGGTTGAATCAAAGGCGTGGTGCGGGTCAGACCGGTTGCGGAACGAAACGGAATTCCCAAAGAGCAGGGTTATAGCTTTGCAGACAGGTTTGAATCATCAGAGATTTATACTCGTCCGCTTGCTCTTGGTTATCGGCTTCGTACTTTGTCAGAAGTTCTTTTGGTTCCCCTGGCAGACCGGTCCATAATTCACAAACAACTTTCAAAATATCCCTCCTTTGCTATGTACTGCTTTGGGCGTGCAAAGAGGGGGCTGTTTGTGGTTTTGGCCCACAAGAAAACGCCCTAACCGGAATGGCTAAGGCGTTTGTTCTGGGTCAAAATATTCATGATATTCATGATGGGATGGTGGGATGTCATGCCGCCTTGCGGTGGGTGGCGGTGCGGTGCTTTGCCGCTTTGGGTCTTGCCACTGGTTTGTGAATGGCATACACGGCCAGAATCAAAATGGCGATTGAAACGGCCAACAGAATGAAGGGGTGGCGCTCGGCCAGGGCGGGAAGGCCGAAGAGAATGGCCAGTGTTACAGCGGTAAAGGCCGCGAACCGGGTGAGGTGGGTCAAGAGGGTTTTCATTTTTTCAGCCCTCCAGTTCTGCCTTTGTATAGACGTCGGAGTCGTTTACCCCA